CCCCACCAACTGCATTGTTAATTCTTGCCGTTGAAGCGTTAGTGTTGGTTCTTGTAAATATATTTCGAGTTAGCGTTGATGATATTGTTATTGTCTGTGTACTTGTCACTAAATTGATTCCCAAACTATCACTTTCTCTGATATAATTTTGATATGAGTTTGGCGGTGTAGGTGCAGCAATTTGTTTAATCCAAAAAGAACTTGCCCAACTTTGTCCGCTTGATGCAACAATTTGTGTAGTTGTTTCAAAACGCATCTGCAAAGTTGTACTTGTTGCAATACCACTAAATTGTAAATCAATGTAAGGCAATCCATTTTCAGTCCCAACGCCTACAACAGTTTGTGTTAATCCTCCTGTTGTTGTTGTCCAATTAGTCGGCAAAGTACTTGGTGAAGTACTCGCACCTTGCATCGTAGAATTACGCAAACTATTCGTCCTCTGCGGTTCTAACAACAATGCAGGGCAACTACCATACATATACGATAAACGTGGTACGTTAGCCGCAACACTTACGATATTACCATCGGATTGAGTCCTATTGGCTACGCTATTCCTTGACCAAGTTAAATCGCCGTTGCCATTGGCGGGTAATTCAGCATAGACAACACCTGCTTTGTAACCGCTTGGGATTAATAATAATGATGCGGATTGCAATAAGGAAGACGCTGCGGCAACACACGATAATGCTTCCACCGTTCCACCATCGGCAATCACACGGGTGTTGTATTGCTGCCAAAATGCAGGAAAAGCACCTCTCCCAATGCCAATTCCGATACCGTTGCCGATTCCAAACATATTAATATCCGATTACTGTTCCGCTCGACGTAACAAATGCGACGATTTTCTGAGCCTTACCAGCGGGGAGATATGTTCCAGCCTTTACGGTAACGCCCGATAATCCCCTTGCTGAAAGCACATTGGTTCCAGAACTTGCGTTGTCGGATTGTACGGAAAATGAAGTAAATACAGTATCTTCATGCACTACAATTGCGTCATAACTTACGCCAGTAACTGTGCTTGCTGCATGAAATTTAAAGCCTTGTGAGCCTACCGCGATATCAATTGATGGATTTGCCATAGTGCGAAATTAAACCAAGGCACTTCGCTAATTGTTGCAAGTCTTACACCACCGCGATAATAAACCACTTTGACCCGTTGCTTTGAATAGTCTTAGATTCGTACTTGCTGCCTAGCGTAGTGGTTGCCCCGTCGTTTATCAAAAAAGTTCCAGCGTTAATAGTTACGGTGTGATTGGACGCTGTTTTAATAAAACTATACTTCTTTCCCATGCTTTCATTTGCCGCTGGAAGATTGACCGTGATATTGCCGTCTGTGGTGTCGCAAGTTATAAGTTCGTAACCGTTATTAAGCGTATGCGTTCCAGTCGTATAGTTTAGCGGCGCGCCGTGTTCCTGTAAATGATATTTAATTTCTTCGGTAGTGTTGTCATACTGCAACATCATTTCCCACCGCTTGTTTAACGTCGGCTGCGATGTTGGTGCTCCGTCTGCATCGTTAACTAAATACTCTAGCATTGTAGACGGTAGCATGGAAATCATGGATTGATAGTTGTTAACTTGCGTTTCAATCAGGTTAACGCGATCGCGTAAAATATCGCCTTGCGTACTTGCAATACGCAAACCCTCGCCCGTGGTTGTGGTGTTCGTGTAAACAGGTGTAACTGCCAACCATTCGCCCTCCCAGATATCGAGTCGCGGATTGAAACTAACCCCATTTAATACCCATGTGTAGGAATCGAAGTACAACGATTTAACCAAATCCAAACTACCTGAATCAATCCAACTGCCACGAATGACCTGTAAAAAATCAGCGTACAAAGACGATAACCCAACGCCTAACATTTTGGTCGGCGTGCCTTTGGTTATTGAATCCCAACCACCGTAGAACTCATTAGCTATTACCCATTGAGTACCATCGTTTGCCCATATATTCCCAACGCCGTATTTGTTTCCAGAATAGTAATATTTTGGCTTTAATTGCACCTTAGTTGAGTTTACCGAATTGGTCGTTCTCGGTGTAAAATCCTCGGAAATATCCCATACAAAATCAGGGTTTTGATAGTCCGAAGATTCCGCAAAAGCCACTTGAATGCTGCCCCAATAACTTACGTCGAACACGGCGGGTGTACTCCATTTAGGTGCTTGATTTGCAGGACGCAACAACTTGGGTAGATTGTTCTGATAGAGCAATTGAGTTATGGATTGAACGCTATCAATCTTAACCTTTAGAATATTGTAACCTGCAGGCGGTGTTGTGCATTGCTTTTCGAACTTGTAAGTTATCCAATTGCCCTGCAAATTGGCTATGTCCACTTTTTCAACGCCCTTGGGTACTGTCGTTGCCGTAATCCAATAACCGTCTGAATCTAAAATCTTAATTCCACCGCTTCCATTTTCAAGCCATATCATCAGCTTGTATTCGTAACTCACACGGGAATTAGAAACACTTGCGGGGAAATTCGACTTTACAACCACCTTTACTTTCAACGGGTGTTCGTCTGGCGTGCTTCCCGTAGGAATGTCGGTTGCGATTAATTCCAGCGCGGTTGTAGTTCGATTTGGGCGCGTTCTAATTATCGAAGCGGTGTTAATGCGCTCCGTATCAATCGTCAATAACTTAAATGCAGGTTGATAGGTTAACGTTGGTTTTGCCTGCCATTGTGGCCGATTTGGTAGTGTCCCTAATGCTTGCCTATGACTGTAGGCTCCCGTGCCTTGATAACCAAGTGTATAGTTGTAACGTCTGTATGGGATTGTGGAACCACTGTAAGCCGCAACATCAGTAAGCCAATATCCGCCGTTGGCGTGCATAAATCGCGTGTTGAATATCTCGCAAACCTGCTCTAGTGCTTGACGGCAATTCACCATGTTTAAGTCATAGTACCAATTAGCCGCTAGGTCGATTGCCTTAACGTCTTGAAATGGGTCATAATCCTCTAGGAATGTATTGATATTTAAGCGCAGCATATCCACCCCTTTACGAAATCCGTCGGCCGCGTACGTAGATTGCGCGTCGAAGAAGTAGTAATCCGTTTTGCCTAGGTATGGCCAATATTCATGCAATTCCAATTCCTGCAAGCACTCGCGAAATAGTACGTTAACTTGAATGTAACCATCGCTAAACCAACTTGCTTTCACGTTATACCCGTCCAACAATTCTAGCCCGTCCACAGCCGTTAATTGTATTATTGGCTTGCTGTCTATTCCCTCGCGAAGTCGCTGCATTTGGTCGGCTAATATTCGACCGACAAAAAACAAATCACTGCCTCGCCAAACGACCATCGTCCAGTAGGTTTCGGCTTGCGTTTGGATTGCCAAAAACGCATCCATAACCGTCTGATTCGGAATTACAAAGTTTGCAGTTACTCTGCTGGACTTAATGCGGTTTTCGTGCCACTTGCTACCCTCGCCCTCGCGGTCTAGCGTGAACCCCTCGCCCGCTAACTTTAGCTCTGTTCCTGCCGTCGCGCTGCCTGTTGGCGCATCGTGTATCTCCACTTTCCAAGTGGTATTATTGAAGCTCTTAAATTCTCCGTAGTATTTGCGTGCCATTATCCCCTAGAATAGTCGTTGTTGTGTTTCTGTAAAATTATAGCCAAATCGCGGCCGCTTATATGGGTAGTTGCTATGTAACCGCCATCGTTGCCGCCGCTTCCAATAATATCTTTCAATTTGTTTAATGGTGCAATAACCTCGGGATTGCTACGCGCTCCGGGATATTCACCCATTAATCCCAATGTAGGTCCGTAAACAATACCCCCGTCGGCGAATTTTTGTGTGGCTATTTTGGAAACGTTTGCCAAACCTGCGGCAACTGCTGCACCTGCGGCAACGCCACCTCGAACGGGCGACGATGGGTCTGGCACTGGCATAAATTGCGATTGGTACGCTAACTGCGCACTAAAATAAGTTGATATTAACGCTTGGGCTAAACTCAATGCCTTTGCACGTTTTGCCTGTTTCCTCGCCGCTTCATCCCCTTTGCCAACAATGGCATCGTTAAACGCTATCACTGCTTGACTGTATTGCGCAAACATATCCGCTTGAAATTGCAATTGCCTCATACGGCTTTCATTTGCTTTTTGTTCGTCGGTTTTGCGGAAACCTTCCTTAATCGCGTTTTCGGCGGCTGCTTGGGCTTGCACCAATGCCAAGGTATCTTTACCCGCTTTTTTTGCATCCTCAATTAACTTGGTATAATGCGAAGTAGTTTCAGCCAATTCCAGGGCGCGTTTTTGGTCTTGCGTTACCGCTGTGGCTTTTGCTATATCGGTTTCCAATTGTAGCAAATCTTTGGCGCGTTGTTCCGCGTCTCGTTTTTCTTTTTCTTCGGCGGCGGATTTTTTGTTGTTGTAATCGGTTCTAACCTTATCCAGTGCCGCGTTTCTTAATTTGTTAATTTCAATTTCGGTATATCCCTGCTCGCGCATTGAGGCTACCCTTACGCTGAATGCTGCATTTTCAGCTGCCAATAATTCATTAAGAGTGCCGTCATTAATTGTAAGTAATTCGGCCTTACGCATCAATTCGTTTTGCTTTGCCTGCTTCCTATCTTGGGTAAACTTATTGGCTCGATCCTGATTTGCTTTAGCCTGTTTTTCTTTTTCTTCTGCAATGTAATTATCGCGCTCAATCCCTAATACTTTCAAAGCATTTTTAGTGTCCGCGATTATCTTGCCCCAATTCTCTTTTTCGTTCTTCCCGTAATTTCTTCGGGCTTGGTCGAGTTCGTGAATAAGTTTTCTTTCCTTTGCAGCAAATTCAGCCATTTTGTTACCCTTGGCGGTTGCAATATCAATCGCATATTGGTCGGCTCTGATTTGATGTTCAACGGCTTTATTGTAGGCCTTTAGCGCGGCTTCCGCTGGCCATATCTTTTCCTTTAGCTTGTCAAAATTGGCGGCTAAGTACGCTACCGCTGCAATCGCTGCCCCTATTCCTGTGGCTATCAATGCTAATTTGAACACTCCTAGCGCGCTTGTTGATGCAGCGACGGCAAAAGTGTAAGCATTTTGTGAGGCAACCAATGCACCTTGGACAAGTGCCGATTCTTTTTGTAGCAAATTGGTAATAGTCTGCAATGAAGTTAACGCCAACATTGCGCCCTGTAACTTAGCCATTGTCTTTTGCATGTCGTCGGATTCAACTCCAAGGGCTGCCATGCTTCCCTCAATTAGTCCAAATCCAGCGGCTACGGCTTGCGCTCCACCTATTGCGGCATCAAGTCGCCTTGTATCACTAGCAAAATACCCAATCTCCGCACGGGTATCGCCAATTTCGTCCTGCATCCTACCCGCTTCACGAATAAATTGGTTTGCCATGTCGGCAAATGCAGGACCCATCGCACGGGCTTCCATAGCCATAGTTTGCAATTGCCTAACTACTCGCGCGGTCGGCTTAGATTTTGCAAGCGCATCAAGTCGTTTTTGTATGTCTTTTGCAGCTTCGGCAACCTCCGTGGACATTTTCTGTCCCGATTGTTGCATCATAACCACGGCGTCGTCAAAGCCTTTTTTTAAGGCTGTAATATCCGCTCCAATTGCTACGTTTAATTTGTTTGCCATTTTTAAGTTGGTTTTACTCGATTGTATCCAATAATGTAATCTTGCGCCACTTGGTAAACTCCAGCAAAGTCGGCTTCATCGTCCGACATTTGTACTTCACCATCATAGAAAATCTGATTTACCTTGAATGTTGATATGGTTGCGGGAAGTGCAGCGGCTTTTAATTCCATTGCAGCCCTTACAAGTAAGGCAATACTATTTGCTTTTTCAAATCCACTCACGCCTCCAGCATCAGCCGCAAAAATTGACACTTGCACGCGGATAAAATCCAGTGTACTGATTTGGTCTTTGGTATTCATGGGAGTTACGCTCACTTGGTGGTATGCGATTGCAGGAAAGTTCGTGCCGTGTAGAATCCGCAAAGGGAATATCTTATTACTTACCTCCGTGGTTAACGGGCTGTAATTGCTTAAGATATTGTAAATTACATTAGTAATTGCCATGAATGCAAATTTAAGCCTCGGCAGGTGATACAATGTTGCCAAATGAAGCGATTTTTAACGGGCGTTTAAAATCAAACGCATCATTGGGAATAGTCTTTGGTAACGCCTTGGAAACCTCATCCCAATCAACAATATTAGATTTATCCCAATCAAACCGTATAAAATCAGTTTCTCGAAGTTGCCGTTTGGTTTGGCTTTGCACTAAGGCGTAAACCTGCCATCTAGCGCGTTCCCAATCATTTTGGTATTGCCTCTTTTGCGCTTTTCGCATGCCGTGCAAGCGGTGCATAAAATAGTCGGGGGTGAACCTGCCAAATTCCGATTCGCTTGCCCCCATCTCTCCGTAGGCTATGCGCTTTAATTGCCGCCAAGTTAAGATTGCGCCTCTTGACTGGCTATTGGCTTTTTTTCTTCAGGCGTATTTTCGTCATCGTCTGAATGGTTGAAGCCTGTATAAGCGATAACAAATTCGGTAAATGCTCCAAGTATTTCATGGGCTTTCCTGATTTTGCGCCCTAATTCGCGGACTTGGTAAAACGGTTTTTGTTTTTCCGGGTAAATATCAGCATATTCGTTAATCCCGTGGAATGCGCAAATCAATGCCATGTCCATAACCTTGGAAAGTTTAACTGCGTCCATATTGGTAATGTCCAAATGCTGGCCAATATTCTCAAAGTCCAAATTCAAATCGGACATAATCGCCTGAATGGAATTGAAATTAAATTCCATGTGGTAAGTGGTGCCGCCTAATACAATTGTCGGGTGTGGTTTCATATACGCGAAGATACGGAATCCGTAAGCAAAACAAAAAGGAGGCTATTGCCCCCTTAATGCCTATGAACGATAATAAGAAAATGGTAGTTGTGATTGCGTTTGCGCTGGGCTGGGTTGCCCGCTATGACTAAGCTACTTTAGAAAGTTCCAAAAGTAACGGCGCCTGTAATTTGCAATGAGCAAGTAAAAGAAGCTGCATCGTTCTGTGGTGCGGACAATTCCAAGTTGGACACGTAAACCTCCGCGGACGTTTTCACATCCCCCGTTACGTTTGAACCCCAAACAGCTAACAAGGTAGTTCCTGCCACTAGTTTATCCATTAAATCTTTGAAGGAATACGCTCCACTTCCGACGCTTCCATCTTCCTCAAAACGACCATCAACGGAAATAGTGCCGCCCTTTTCGCCTGCCAAAAACTCTTTCCAGCCTGCTGAATCTTTAGTTGTAACCTCGATCATGTCGGAGGCTAGAGATAATGAGTGTGAAGTAGCATTCGCAACCTTGGTCAAAGTGCCGCTAATGTCTGCATATAGTCCAATAATAGTACCGTTTACAATTCCTGTTGTAGCCATGTTTCAAATTTAGGTAGGTGGAGTGTTTGTAAGTGTTGCAAAATTAGGTCATTTTAAAACCTTGTTTTTTTGCCTCCTCGCGAACTGTAACCAAAACAGCATTCATAACCCCGCTAGTTACTTTTTCGCGGTTCTGGTCAAGTGCTGGACGCATAAATGGACGCGGTTTTAATACACCCCTATACGCTCCGTTGTCGGTTATTCGCGGCTCGGTGCCGTACTCAAAGAATATCCCTAAAAAGTAATTGTAAAATTCCTGACGTAGCCCAATCAATACTCGACTTCGGTACTTGTTATCTTTGTCGGTAATAAATCCAATTGAATCGCGAAGGTTTCCAGTGTCAACCGGTACATGTGCTTTTGCAGTATCAATTACTACTTGCGATTCGCGTTTGATGCGATTTTGTAGTTTTTCAGTTTCAATGTTTGCCCCTATGGCTTCCAAGGACTTCACAACTTCGGGGATTCCCGTAACTTTTCCAAATGCCATGTTATTGAGTTAATTCGCACAATAATTCTTGATACATTTTGCGGCCTTTGACTTCGGAAATGGACAAAATATTGAAGTACAACCCATCGTGTAATATCCTATCGCGCACCGTTACGGCCGAATTATAGCGAATAGTAAAAGTGTAAATCTGTTTATTTTCCCTGCGATCGGCGTTTACGGATTCTTGCGCGCTTGGTTGTTCTTTGCGGTTTGCCCAAATCGTTTGGTAATTGCTCCACGTCGGTAGCCTTGCACCGCTAGAAGTACTCACGGCTTGCGTATCGCGTTGAATCGTGATTCTGATATCGAATATTCCTGCATTCATTACAATAACTGCATTGCGCGATATGGGTCAAGTAGGAAGTTGACGGAGAAGGGCATTTCCTGCACAATCGTTCCGGTAACTGCTGGTGCCCGATTATCATACCATCCCGAAATCAGCATTTTTGCCGCTGTAATTATATCGTCGGGAACGCTTCCAAGTTCGTAACCCTCTTTTGCCGATACAATGTACTTAACTTCGTTATCGCTCAAATCGCTAGGTACATCAGTAACCACAATCTTACAGCCCATTGCAGGCAGTTTTAACGCGGTTGGATTCTTCCATCCTGTACTCGGCATAGTTGCCGCCGCCTCGGACGTGTTCACGTAGCTTAACGCGTCGATGCTAGTCAAATAGGTTGCCATTTGCAAGTAGTTTCCCTGGGCGTAGTAAGTACCCGTTAACGGATTTACTACGCTGGGCAAGCCTTGCAGGCCGTCGAATTCTACCTTTACATTTGCGGACAAAATTGAATATCCTACATACGTGTTGATTGACTTAAATGCCGCGCGAATTAAGGCGGCAATAGTGTTATCTTCCTCATTGGAATCAACCTTGCACCAGAGTTTTGCATCGGCAACGGTTAAGACTTCCAAAGGACTTACAATCTGTGATATAATTCTACGGCCTACTTGCATGACTTAGCAAAGTTCGGCAATTTGCAGCTTAATCAAATACTCGGCTTGCGCTTCGGGTAATTCTGCAACATCGCCAACGTTGTACGATAAATTGTAACCCATCGGAGATTTAACAAATTTAACGGACATTTTAGGGGATTTGCTACTAAACTCGGGTAGTTCTTCCACTTCGGTAGCAGTTTCTTCTACGGTTAAGGTAGTTTCCTCTACGGCTGGCGCAACTTCATCCACTTGGGGCGCGGGCGCGGTTTCCTCGATTTTGGCACTCAAATCTACATCATCGGTAAATTCGGGCGCGGTATTCTTTTTTGTACTCATGGTGATTCAAATATAAAACAAAAAGGGGATTCTTCCGAACCCCCTTAAAGTCATTATGAAAACCCTAACAAATTATCAATTAGGCAGTTTTTGCATCCTTGATCAAGGCAAATGCAGTTGGCTTCTGAACCAAAGCATCAGTGTAAGCGCACGCGATAATTCTATCGGTACCTTTCAAACCTTGGGTGTATGGGTCAACTGTAACCTCAATAGCACCCCACTGGCCTAACATCAAGTAAGAGAAATCACCGGCGATTAACGCTGATAAAATACTAGTTGATGCGCCTTTGCTTAGGTTGCTTGGTACATTGCTAGAGTACAACGCTGGCGAACCTGCAAGTACATTAGGAATCAACTTGTCAACCACAAAGTTACCTTCGACGCCGCTAGTCTGTACGGGCGTACCCATCAACTTGGCTTTTACCTTGTTGTTAGTAATATACTTGAAGTTAAACGCGTCGTTTCCTTCTACGCTTCCCATTAAGTTTAAAACGTCCTGATAGGTCAAGAAAGCACCATCAGCATTGGTTGAGTTGGAGGCAGCATTTCCAGCGTAGAACACAGGAACGCTAGAGTTTGCCAAAATACCAGTAGGCTCATTAGACCCACCGCCTTTAATGGCAGCTCTTTCCCATCCAATTGCAATCGCGTTTAACAATTTATCCATAACCCAGTTAGACACGTCTTGGCTAGACTGTCTCTTTAACTGCCATGAAATGTCGGTGTAAGCGGTCAAACGCTTAGGTGACATAGTCAATGCGCTGAAAGTAGAAGCCAATTCGGCGGCATCACCTGTTTCGGTGTTGTATGAGGCAACTCCTAAAGCGGAATCAACAGGAAACTGAATGTTGCCACTCAAATTACCCATAAAGGTTGCACCCGCTTCGCCTAAAATCATTCTAGGCTTTAAAAAGTCAACGATTGAACCAACGATAGTTGGAACTAAAAAACCACCTGCAGAATTAGTGCCAGCGGTTTGAGCTGCACGCTTTTCTGCACGTTTCTGCGCTTGGTAAGCGAAGAATCCAGTCGGAACCAATACGGAACGGCTGTCCACGTTCAAGTCACCGCCTGCGATTTTGTTTTCTTCTTGTCCAAGCTCGTGCAAAGCTTCGATTTCCTTGCTCATCCCGCGGCTGTTTACGCCGTTTAGCACATCTCCGAAGTTAACACTACGGTAAATCTTTTCGATTTCCTTAGATTCGCCTTCGTCACCACCACCATAAATGGGGGTTGGGTTGCCTTTTGAACGCTCAATGATTTCAGCGGCTTCGATTTCAGCATCCAATTTAGAACGCTGCTCGTTAATTTCAGTAACTCGAGCCACTTCCTGCTCGGTCATTCTGCGCTTTTCCGCGCTGATTTTAGCGGAAAGTTGGTCTAATTCCTGAATCAGTCCGTTGCGCTCTTCTTTTAATGCTTTGATATTCATTTTAAAATTTTGATTTAGTAATCTGCAACAAATCTACGTCGGCCAAATATTCGTCATGTTGCAAGTTTTGCTCTTGCTTTAACGCCTCGGTACGTTCTTCCATTAACTTGGCATTTCGCGCTTCGGTCATGGTGTCCTCATATGCTGGGTAAGTAACTGGGCTAACATCGTACAATTTGCCCACTTTAATAATCTTACGCAAATATCCATCCCCGTATTTCTCGGATTTTGCCCATGAGTATTCTGCAATGGTAAACGCAAATGAGGATTGAGAAATATCGCCGCGCATGATTGAACGCGCCACTTGCAAATGCAATGGGTTTTTGTAATCCGCGTCATAATCATATTCTAACTCTCCATTGCCACCAATTGACAATCGGCAAGTGCCTGACTTGGTACGTCCTAAGATTAATTCTTCCCCATGGTTGAACAGACAACGGCAGTCTAAGTCGCTGGCGTTAACTGCATCGTCAAACGCGCCGGGCATGATAACTTCCTCGTACCATCCCATATCGGTAACTTGGTTAACGACGGCTGCAACGCCGCCAAATTTATCGGGCATTTCTTCGCCGTCTACCATTGCTCGCTTTTCAGCGGCTGGCTTAATGGTGCCTATTTTACGAATTTCTATATTTGAGTTTGTCATTGTATTAATTGCTGTGGTTGCTGTGGTTGCTGTGGGTTATTGCGTAATTAAATCCTGGTTGTTCCCCTCGGGGTTGTTGTTCTTTTGGCTCGCGCTGTTTAACTGCTCAATCTTCGCGTCTATGTAGTCGTTAAACTTGCTCGTTGGGATTAAGTTCAATTGCATGTAGTATTCGTCTCCATTATCTCTATCCTCCATATCTTCCAGACGGCGAATTTCGTTTGAATTTAAAACGCCGATTTGGATAGCCTTGGAATAGAACTCCATACGCGCGGACGATTTTGCCCGAAGCATGGAATTGAAATTAAACTTAAAATAGTGGTTTGGCTTTTCGGCCTCCTTCAACAACTTTCGCTCCAGTTCTTCCTGAATAACAATCGCGTATTTGCTCAAAGTCGTTGCGTAGAAATGCTGTAATAATTCCTCAATATCCGCGGTTCCAACTTCCGCGTCAATTAAAGCGGCTGGCACTCCAAACATTCGCGCAATATCCTTGTCGGAATACTTCATCGTTTCGATGAATTGCGCTTCCTGTGGTGTCATGGAAATTTTATCAATTTCGGCTCCAAGTGGAAGCGCGGCGGTTAACTGATTCCCGTTGATAACATTTTCCAACGACTGGCGTAATGTAGTACGCTGGTTGTCCTCCAATTTGGCTTGGGTTTTAACCAAAAATTTCAGCGAACCTGTCTTGTAAATTTTGGCTTGACTAGATTTTGCCGCCAATGTTATACCCAAGGATTGCGCAAATTCCTGAATCGGTGATTTACCCATGTATGGGGTATCGGAACAAAACACTTTAAAATGCAATACGTTTTCAGCGTCGTATGTTTTCGCCCCCGAAGTGTACTGCAATTTGCCTGTTTCTTTGTCCATTGTAACCCGCGTTTGGTCGGGATTCAACGGCCATGCACCAATAGGGTTGTCGTATTGATCGCGCGTAATAGCCGCGTATGAATTACCGCGATACGCCAAGCACAATGCAATCCAGTTTAAAAATTCCGATTTATTCTGATACGAATTTGGCTCATTAAGCAACTTAATCGCGTTAAGGTCAAATACAGCTTTGCGGCTTCCATTTTCTTCCTCCCGATACAAACGAAGCGTCATATTGCTTACTCCGTCCGCAATTTTTGCCACACAATCTTTAACCGCTGCAATTTGCAAAGCGGTTGTAGTGGTAACGGCTTGGCCTGAATCGTTGGCACCTCCGAAGATTCCAGAAAGCGCGTCGATTAACCATTGTGCTGGGTTGCTCAATGAGGATTCTTGCGACGGTTCCTGTATCTGCTTGTTGCTAACTCGTTTAAATTCTATGCCTAAAAGTTTGGCCATGCTTGCAAAATAAGCCTATGGCATGGTTGCAGTTGTTGCAAATTGCGCAACCGCGTACTAATTACAACCGCTCAATTCGTAAATCACGCGATAATAATGCGCGAAATACCGCGTAAGTAGAGAATTTGTTTTTTGCCGCGCCCGTCTTTTTCTTGTAAATTTCCTCCGCTGCCAAATAAGCGTCTTGGTACGATTTGTTTTCCTTGTTGCCGAGTTGTTCGTAGTAGACCACGTAGAAATCTTGACGGGTAAAAATGGTTGACATGGCTGGTGGGGTATGAATGGGGTATGAATGGGGGTTAAATATCTTCTACATAAAAATCCTGTTCGACCGCGTTGGCTTGTTGCTGTTCGGTTGCCATCCAACTGCCCAATGCCATAACCATACTCACAGGTCCGTCAACCTTATCAGCCGACTTTTTCTTATTGATTTTAATGTTGCCTTCGGGCGTAGTTTCCAAAGCTACGTTTGCAATCATCCAACGGGTGACGGGATTTGCTTGGTAAATAAGAGTTCGATTGCGAATCAGTCGTTCAATTTCCTTGGTTGGCGGTGACATGTAGCTGATAGTCTGGCGGTACGGCGCGCATTCAAACCCGTTTTGTTCAAGTTTCACAATCAAACTGTTACTGTTCCATTTGTCGTATGCAAGTAGTTTGAAGTCGTACACTTCCTGCAATTCAAGCATTTTCAAGTAAATATATTCGTAGTCTTGTACATTCCCGGGCGTTGTGAGGATATAACCATCTCGCGCCCATTGCCTGATTGAATCGCCGCTTTGGTCGTTTCTGCTTTTTAAGGCATCTTCCGGTAGGAAGTAGTACGTTTTCATGAACATACTATTCGGCCAAAATAGTGTCAACGCCGTGAAATCGCTGACGCTTGCTAAGTCCAAGCCTGCATAACATTCGCCTTCGGCTTCGTCGTTTTCAACTAAAATCGACCTCCAATCTTCGTCTTTAATCCACACGTCCGCTGCGTCCGTCCAGACGTTTAACAGCTTAGTTTTAAATTCAACCTCCTTGGTGCCGCTTTGCATCGCTTCGGTTAACGCTTGTTGCACAAATTTAGGCTGTACGCTTATGCCCCAATTGGGATTTGCTTTCGCCCAAACTTTGGAATCCTTCCAATCGTCCGTTTCGTCAAGAGTGTAAATTACCGTAAACAAGTCATCGTCCTGAATACGGCCATTTAAAACGTTGACGCAATGTTGGCGGTGTTTGTAGCACGGCGAAGTAATACGGAATCCTGCGGTTGTAATCGTGAATAACAACGGTTGTACTCTAGATCCCATCGAGTTTCGAATAACGTTGTACGCTTCGTCCGTTTGATGCGCATGGTATTCATCGACAATCGCAAAATGGGTATTTAGGCCGTCCTGCTTTTCGGGATTCCATTCAAGCGGTTTGTAAATCGAATTATCAAACCGTATAATGCGATTGTTCTTCGAGAAAAACGGCTCAACACCTCCCTCGAGCAACCATTTTGACGCGTTACACTGGCGGTACGATTCCTCAAAAACAATGCTGGCTTGGTCTAACTTAGTCGCTACGGAGTAAACTTGCGCGGCCGCTTCGCTATCGGCGATTAAGCCGTACAATGCAATCGCGCTGGCAAGCGTTGATTTACCATTCTTACGCGGTACTTCCACATAAGCACGGGTAAATCTTCGCAGGTGCGAATCGGCGCGAAGCCACCCAAATAAGTTGGCTACGATATAATGTTGCCACGGTTCCAATAGGAATTTGCTACCTTGGTACTTCCCGACCGTGTGCGGTAATTCCTGAATGAAGTTAACCGCGTGTTGATAGTGGTCGTTTGAAAACAAAATATCAGCGCGTTTGAAATCAGACAAAAAGCGAACACACGATTTAATCGTATGTTGGCAGGCTACTATTCGACCTGCTATCACGTCCTCTGCATATTTCAACGCTGGATTTTGCACCACTTAGAATATCAGATAGTCTGGGTTTCGCGTTAAGAAATCAACCGCTTGTTGCGCCTTGACTTTGCTCGGGTAAAAATGCGCATCAATTGCAAGCTCGCAAATTTGCCCAGATTTGGAAACGTAAAAATCACCAAACATTACAACATAAGCGTTGTTGAACGGTTCAACGCGAAGCGACTTGGTTTCGTCATGGGGTAGCACCTCGGCGTAGGTTGGTTGCCTCTTTGGTATTTCAATTTTCTTTTTTGCCATAGTACGAAGTTACGAAACTTTTGGTTTCGCGCGTAGCACTTCCAATTTGCTTACTTTGGGTTCGGGGATGGGTTCAACATTCTTTGCAAGTCTGCGCCCCTTTTGCGTTATTCCCAAAGCTACGCCCAACTCCATCATGTTTTTAAGCCGCTGGGTATCGCGAAAACACTCGTAAACCTTGCTTTCGAATATGTACGCTTCCAGAAATGGGCGGTCAATTTCGCGATAATTTGCGCCCAACTCTTTTGCCAACGCGTCAATTTCAGCCTTGGTAACTTCAAAATTTAGTTTATGTATGTCCTCTTTTTTAGGCATTTTTTGTGTATAATTTAGTGGAATTTATGTAAAAATAGGCTTTCATGTGTGTGAAAGTGAT